AACAATGAGTTACAACGGCAGCGGCACATTCCAAATAAACACCTCGGGGCAACCGGTAGTCGCGGGAACAGTCATTTCCTCGACCGCCTTTAACGCCCTTACAGCGGACTTGGCGACAGGTCTGTCCACGGCTATCACAAAGGATGGGCAGACCACCACAACGGCTCGCATCCCCTTTGCCGCTGGTATTAACTCAAGCCTAACCACAGACTCCACAAGCACCGCCACAGGCTCAATAATTACTGCGGGTGGTGTAGGTGTAGCCAAGGCGCTTTATGTGGGTACAACATTGAATGTTACTGGTGTTGCTACATTTAGCGCTACGCCCATTTACTCAAGCTTGACCGCTTCAAGTGCTGTGGCAACAGACGCATCTAAAGCATTGGTAAGCGTTACAAACACAGGCACAGGAAATAACGTATTGGCGACCAGCCCGACCTTGGTAACGCCTATTCTTGGAACGCCAGCAAGCGGTAGTTTGGTAAATTGCACAGATACAAATTACACAGGCTTTAAGAACCGCATCATCAATGGTGCAATGGTGATTGACCAAAGGAATGCGGGGGCGGCTGTAACGCCCACAAACACAGACTACACATTGGATCGTTGGCAATATAGCGCAACACAAGCAAGTAAATTCACAGTCCAAAGGGGTTCAGCGTCTTTGAGTGTGTTGGCTAATACAGGCTTAAACAACTATATGTATAACGCTGTTGCCGCAACTGCGACACTAGCTGCTGGAGACTTATTTACTCAACGGCAAGCTATTGAAGGTTTTAATATTTCTGATTTTCAGTGGGGTACGGCAAACGCAAAACCAGTGACTCTTTCTTTTTGGGTCTACACAAGCGTTACTGGAACCCACTCAGGATCTTTCTCAAACGGCGCAGGCAATCGCTGTTATGTGTTTTCGTTTAGCGTCCCGTCAGCAAACACTTGGACGTATGTTTCTGTAACTGTTGCTGGTGACACGTCTGGAACTTGGGTGGCAGATAACACAGCGGGTCTTTATTTGCGATTAAACTTAGGTGCTGGTTCTACTTACTTAGGCTCAACTGGCTCTTGGGGTTCTACGTTGTTTGTGGGAGCAACAGGCTCTCAACAAGTTGTAACTGTCTCTGGCGGTACTTTTCATTTCACAGGCGTACAGCTAGAAAAAGGCTCAACATCAACTAGCTTTGATTACAGACCTATTGGGACTGAGTTGGCTTTGTGTCAACGGTATTTTGAAAAAAGTTATTTAGATGGAACGGCAGTCGGAACATTTTCTGCTGGCGATACAAATTCTGTTCGTTTCGACCCCGCTGTTACAAGTCAAAACGTAATGGTTGGAATTAATTTTGCCGCAAGGAAAAGAGCTTCACCTACTATGACGGCTTATGATGCAGCTTTCAATGCAGGGAAAACATCGTATTTTGTAGCTGGTTGGAATAATAATGGTGCAACTGGCGCATGGAATCCATACCAAAGTGGCGCAACAATTTCTCTAACTGGAGTAACTGGTGCTTTTGCGTTTAGTTTTGCATGGATAGCCTCATCGGAGTTATGAAAATGGAATACAACTATCAACAGGTGGCGTACCCAAATGGGTCAATTAATCCAAATGTAATTATTCGTTTACCAGACCAAGCAAACATCCCCGCTGACCCCGCCAACACCGACTACCAAGCCTACCTAAAGTGGCTTGCAGAGGGCAACACACCACTACCCGCAGATGAAGCATGAGCGACTTAGAAAAGGACTTTGCTGTGCATGAGGCTATTTGCGCCCAAAGATACGAGGCTATTGAAAAGTCTTTTATTGCTGGCGACAAGCGCATGACCCGCATTGAATACCTTTTGTATGCTGTGATGGTGGTGGTGTTGTTTGGGCCAGGCGTGGCGGCAGAATTCATCAAAAAGTTATTGGGGCTGTAAATTGATCCAATCAGCATCTGCCTGCTTGCGGCTGGTCTTGTTAAGAACATCCAAGCTGGGTGCGAGCTGTTCCGTCAAGCTCAAGAATCTTTTGTTGAGATTAAAAGAACTGGTGAAGAAGTCATTGCCATTGGCAAAGAGGTACATGGCTTTTGGAATAAGCTTGTTGGGTTCTTTGGTGGCAAACCTAAAAACCAAATTGCAAAGCCTGTCAGTAAATCTAAAAAGTCGGACTATGTCGCTGTTGACGAAACTCAGGTCAAAGTTGACATTGTCAAAAACTTAACAGAATTTTTCAAGCTTCAAGAACAATTAGCGGCACACATCAGGGAAGAAGAAGAGAAATCAAAGAACATTTACGACCCTGACCAAAATTTGATGGAATCAGCACTTAAGCGAGTGATGGCCCAGCAAGAGATGGATAGATTGGTTGTGCAAATAAGAGAGTGCATGGTTTTTCAAGCTCCGCAAGAGATGGGGGCGCTGTACTCAGAAGTTTTCAGCATGAGAGAGAAGATTGGAGAAGAGCAAACACAGGCAAGGCTAAAACAAGAAGCTAAAAACAGGCAGGAGTTATGGCAACGCAGGGAAGAGGAAAGAAACTTCCAGCTAAAAGTAGCATACCTACTGGGGACTATTACATTCCTCCTCTACCTGTGGCTGTGGCTCCTGTTCGTCAATCGCTGGGGGAGGACATAGTGGGATGGATAGCTGCTTGCGTATTGATTGCCCTCCTCCTACCAATGGGGGCATTGCTGTATCTAGACATCCTAGATGCCAAGCATGAGGTCAAACAGCAGCTTGAAAAAGTGGAAAAATTACGCCGTGAGATAGAAGCGCAACAGCGAAAGGATAAAGAAAAATGAATGTTTATGAAATTTGGTTTTTATCGATTTTGCTAGTGGTGTTAAGTGGCTGTGATGATCGTTACCGCTACCCATGCCAAGACCCATTGAATTGGCAAAATACTGAATGTAAGCCGCCAATTTGTACAGCAGCTGGAACTTGCCCCGAAATGCTTATTAAACCCGAGGAGAAAAAGTGATGCCAACAGTCGGATATAAACCAAATAATCGCCTCAATGCTGACGAGATTGAGGTCAGGGTATGGGCATTTGTTATTGTGGTTTTGGTGACCATTCTGCTGGCTTCTATGGGGATGTTTCTCTATTCTGTCAGCTTTGTTCAACAGCCCATGAATGGCAGTATGGCTGCTATCGATAAGGTGTATACCCAACAGATTTCGACCATTATGGTTTTTATTACTGGAGTGTTAGGTGGTGTGGCTGGTAGGTCGGGGGTTAAGGCAATTGCCAATGCAAGCGCCAAGGCTGAAGCCACTGATAACGATGAGCCACCAAAGCCATGAGCCTGTTTAACCCTTGGGTAATCCTTGGCATTGTTATGGCAATACTGTCGTCATTTGGCGGTGGATATTACAAGGGTGAGCATGATGAACATACACGCCAGCAAGTTGAAATTGCTGCGCTGAACGCCAAGGCAAGGGAGACTGAGCAGGCAATGGCGCAAGTGGCGCAGACTTATGGTCAGACATTACGAAAGGCAAACAATGCTGCAAAGGCTAAAGAAGACAAACTCCGCGCTGATATTGCTAATGGCGAGCGCAGGCTGTTCATTCCTATCAAAGCCCCCGAGTGCGCCATATCAGCCCCCAGTGATACCGCCACTGCCAGCAGAGATCACAGCGGAACAGCATCAGCCGAACTTGACCGAAAGACTGCTGACGATCTTGTCGCCATCGCAGCCGAAGGAGACACCGCCATCCGCAAGCTCAACGCCTGCATCCAAACTTACGAAACCATGAGGATTACAAAATGACACAGTTAAGCGCAAATTTTTCTCTGCATGAGATGTGTAAGTCAGAAACTGCAATACGCATGGGCTATGACAATACGCCTGATGAAGAGGCCACCGAGAATTTGCGTCTGCTTTGTGAAAAGGTGTTGCAGCCAGTGCGTGACCATTACGGCAAGGGCGTTAAAGTAAATTCTGCTTATCGCAGCCCTGAGTCCAATGCGGCGGTTGGCGGGTCTAAGACCAGCGACCATTGCAAGGGCATGGCAGCCGATATTGAGATACCTGGCGTACCGAATGCGGAGCTGGCGCAGTGGATTATGGATAACCTAGAGTACACCCAATTGATTTTGGAGTTCTACACATCAGGCATCCCCGATAGCGGATGGGTTCATGTTAGCTATGACCCATCTAACCTCAAAATGCAAGAGTTGACGGCAACCAAAGTTGCAGGCAAGACTACCTATTTGCAAGGTTTAATAGCGTAAATTTAGTTTCTATCAATATCTTCAAGATACGCTAGTATGTATGCAATTATTACTAGCGTCCCAACCCCAATGATTGCGCCAATCACCAAGGCTAAGACCGTGGCTATCACAGCACACCTCGCATTTCCCAACCTAAAAGAAAGTAATTCCAACGCATAACAACGCTAGGATTTGTATATTTTCCTTTAACTTGGTCAAGGTCGGTATAACCTTTGGATCGCATCATGGCCTCAAAAACCTGTTGTGCTTTAGTCATTCTTTTTCTCTATTGTGTAAAACCAATCATCCCCAGCCGACCATTTGCGTGTGCCATCCACAGACCATAGATGCTGCGCGGCTTGGAAATCAGGAAACTTGGTCTCGCTAGGCACAAGGCTTTGGTCATACCACAAACATCGGTTGTTGGGCTGGCAAGCAAACTGACCCGACTCAAGCCTAATAAAGTTAAAGCTCTTATGCTCCTCGGCGGTCTCTGTAAAGCCAGTGTCTAAGTCCATGCCATCAGCACAGAAATCCACGGTAAACAGGTATGTACCAAAGTGCCATTGCTTATCCTTGCCAAGAAACTTAACGCCCAAGTTCCGCAAACCAATTTTTTCAATGATGGTAAACCGATAGCCCATGCAGTCCCACAATTGCAGAATGTCCACAGGCAAGTCACTAGCGCCCTCTTTCCACACATACGCGTGGATGGGTAATTTGTCGTACAAAGCGCCGTATTCGGTTAGCAGCGACTCAATCCTAAAGACTTGGCCTCTGAGGGCTTTAAGGCTGACCCACACGCAAGGCACAAGCTCGCCATGCCTTTTGGTGTGGTTGTAGAGAAACTCAGCCTTTACAAAGCATTTGATGGGTGGTAGTGATGAAACAAGGTAACTCATGCTTGTCCCCTAAAAATTTGAGCATCTTCAAGGGCTTTGGAAGCAGTGTCGTGAAACCAATTTAGGATTTGTTTGCGTGGTGTGTCCGGCCCCCATTCATTACTGCGACATTTAACGCAAATCATTGCAAGCGCCTCTAGCGCCACAGTCTCTTGGCTTTCTAACTCTGCAATGGCTTGGCGCAAAATAACTTCAAGTTGGTTACAAACTGTTGGCGCATGAGGCTCAGTCAACAATAGTTGATACATCTGTTTCAATACTTCAATCATGCTTGTCCCCTAGCTTTGGTTTTATCCTGCGTCATAGCAATTCTCGCTGTACTGGCACAAACTGCCATTCTCTTTCTGCCCTGCCTGAGTTAGATTTAGTGGTGCGCCCTGTAAGCTCCACCCGCCCATCCTTTTCAAGCTCTTTCATGCGCCTAGCGACCTGATTACCATCAAGCCCCACCAGCTCGGCAATGCCATCTTTGCCCATTGGCCCAAAGCGGCGCAGACACTCCACAATCTTTTCAAAGTGCTGCTTGGCAAGGTCTATTGATTGATCTGCGGCGGCGTGGCTGGTGGCGGGGTCAAGCCCTCTAGCTCTAAAAAGGGATGTCATCATGTCTATCCTCCTGTTTATTTGCCTTTTCCTCCAAGTCATAGCAGTTTGCCCATCCATTCCAACCACCGTCCACAAGCGGCATTGAATCCATCTTAATCTTGAGGTTGTCGTTATCGTCTAAAAACACCGACCCAATGGTTTGGTAGCGTTTCTTTTCCTGACCCTCGCGAGTTTTGTATGTGCCAGTAATGACAACAATGTTTTTAAATTTCTTCATGGCAGGCTTTCTAATTGTTGGATTTTTAGGTCTACATCACCCAAGAACTGGATGACTGAATTCTCAAGCAAATTAACCATTTCGGGGTCATAGTTAATGCGTTTGATGAATATTTGATGTTTTTCGGGCAACCGAGGATCAAAACTTACAAAGTCGCACCAAGGGCGGTCGGCACAGGCCATTTGCCACATCATTTGCGTGATGTATTTCTCAGGGACTTTGCGGTCTAACAGGGTTTGCAAGTGGGTTGCGGTATTGGGGCATTTGATCTCAACCATACCCTCGGAGGCCAAGCCGTCCGGGGACGCACCCGACATGGTGATCCAAGGGTGGTCGATAAACCCCACTTCGGTGACCAACAAATCCATCCGCGCCTCATAAGCAGCTCGGGCAAATGGCTCAGTATCCGTTCCCCAAGCCATTGCTGCGTTGCTGTAGGACTCGGCGGGTTTGCCTGTTAACCTTTCGCAAACTAATTGGGCAAGGTAATTCTCGCGGCTGGCGCTTGGCCCTGTCTTGGTCTTGGCAATGATGTCTGCTACGCGGCTTGCGGTAACCTTGCCACACCTAGCGGCAAACCATTCCTCTGTACGTTGTTCCATTATGCTTCCCTCGCTTTCAGCATTGCATCTGCCATTTCGTATGCGTATTTAGCAATGGTTGTGTCGTCGTAGGCGGGAGGCTTGTTTGGCGCTGTTACTCCAATAGCCTGTGCAGCAAAGTAGTCACGCAAGGTCATGCCTGTTTGGTCGGTGCGGTTGGGATTGGGAAATGCGTTCACTTTGATAACTCCTTAGACAATGTTGCTTCCAAATGCGCCTTTTTAGCGTCTTTTTTGTTAATGACCTTGGTCTGCCATGCCTGCTCGCCATTTGTCGCCTTGTATGCCTGTTTATAGGCTTCTTGAAGCTCTTTGATGGTGGTCACCTCATCCATTGCCGCCAGCAAATCAGCTATTTGGCTTTCGTTGACCGTAGACTTGATCTCGGTGCGGCGGCTGGCGCTGTTGCCATCGTCATCCTCAGGGGCTAACCCTGTGGCGGCTAAGAGGCTGTAACGCCTGGCATACGTCAAAGCCGAGCCGTAACCTTGCGGGTCTTGCTTGCTAGCAGGAACGTGCAAAAGGCCACATTCCATAACCTCGCCCGATTCGTGGACAAAAATTGTCTCGACCATTACGCCGTCTTTGGATTCATAAGTGCGTTGCATAAGACCGATGCCATTGCTGTTTAAAGCGTCAATGACGGCCTCAATGCAGTTAGACAGGTCAGCATACTTAGACCGGAAATGCGGGTTTGTGGAGGTTTTCAGAGCTGGCCCGAACTGGCGCTGTGCCTTGACAAATGCTGCGGCGATGTTTTTTCCGATTGGTGTTTCCATGATTTTTCCTTAGTAATACCATTTTGGGCCACAGGTCACATCTACGATGGTCTCTGCGGTATAGCCATTGATCTTGCGTTTGCCATAAATTGTTATGGCGCGAAGCCCTGAGGTTTCGCATTGCCTAACAGCATCAATGACCTCATTTCTGCCCATTGCTTGGATTTCTTTGTCCATAATTAGTTTTTGTTCGGTCATCTTTGGTTCGGTAAAGCTAGAGCAGCCAGCGGTAATAATGGATGCCCAGCAAAGTGCAAAATAGGTAATCATTCGCATTAGACCCTCCACACAAAAACGTCAAGAACAACCACCACAATGGCAATAACCGAAACAATCCATATGGCAACTTGCGACCAATCGGTGGGTTTTTTGTATTTTTCTATTTCAAACATAGCAACTCCTTACACGCACAAAGGCGTAAATTCACGTTCAAGGGATTCAATTACGGTGGCTGACAATACGTTATAAAGCTCGGTAGTGCCAAAATAGCAGTGCCACAAATTGCCGCTTACTGGGCAAAAGTAGCAGTCCAGTTTGGCAGTTATATCTATGTGATCTATTTCAAGGTGCTCAAGACCTTGGTCAATGATGCCTTTGGCATCGGCAAATGGTAATGTTTCTATGTGACTCATGTTTACTCCTAAAAGACCCTGTGCGAAATTGCTGGGGCATGGGTGCATTGTTAAGCTAAATTAACATTAGGTCAAGAGTTTTTTATAGGTGTTTTCCCTAATGTCGCTTATTTGTTAATTTGCCTTTACAATTTCGACATGACAAAAGAACAGATTATCCAGTTGGCAGGCTCACAAAGTGAGCTTGCTAGGCTATTGAAGATTTCTAGGGCAGCGGTTTCTATGTGGAAAAACGTGCCTGAGTTAAGGATGCGCCAGCTTAAGGACTTGCGTCCTGAGTGGTTTGTGGTTTAACATTGTTTGAAACGCGGCTAGGTTGGAAGTCATGAGCCAACTGAAAAGAGTCCCCACCCCTCCTGCCGAGGTTTCTTTTTTGGGTGGCTTTTGGGGCGTGGGAAATGCACTTTTATCAATTCCATATTGGCGACTATAAGTCGCATACACATCATCTTTCGATGTTTGAAGATTTGGCTTTTCGCCGACTTCTTGACCATTACTATTTACACGAAGCACCCATAAAACAGCGTGACATTGCCCGACAGATAGGTATGCGGGACAACGAACAAGAGGTTTTGGCGGTGCTTAACGAGTTTTTTATTTCGACTGAAGATGGCTTTATAAACCCGCGAGCCGACACAGAAATTGCCAAATATCGCAAGTTTTCTGAGGATGGAAAAAAAGGGGCGGCAATGCGGTGGCATAAGGATACCAATGGGGAGGCTAATAGCCCCCCTATTGCTACCCCAATGGCAACCAATAACCATAAACCAATAACCAATAACCAAATAAAACCATCTATATGTCCACCTAACGGTGAACTTGGGCCTGCGCCAATTAAAAAATTACCCGAATGCAACCACAAAGCCGTGATTGAGCTGTACCACGAAAACTTGCCCACAATGCGGCGGGTAGAGGTTTGGAACGAAACCCGAGCTGGTTACCTTAGACAGCGATGGAGAGAGGTAGCTGCCGAGCTTGCACAGGAAAAAGCAATTGAAGTTGGTGATGTGCTTAACTGGTGGGCTGAGTTTTTCCAATCTGTTGGCAAATCAAGATTTTTGACAGGCAGGGTCAACAGCAAGGATGGTCGGGCTTTTGTTGCCGATCTTGAGTGGATTCTTAAACCAAGCAATTTTGCAAAAATCGTGGAGGGGAAATATCATGGCAATCACTAAATTTACTCAGCAGAAAGATGATTCTTTTGATGACATTCAGCGCCTCATGTGCTCAGTCCACGGTTGCCAAAACCGCTGGTCAGTCCATATGGATGGAGAAAAGCCCAAGTGTTCTAAGCACCAATGGCAAAAAGAAGATTACAAAGCGCCCGATTTAAAAGAAATTTTTAAGAATGTTCGACCTGTTAAGCATTGGCAAGATGATGAGGAGGTGTTTTGATGAATTTGTTGCTTGATAATTCTGTTGCTTGGCAAAAACAGATTAGAGAAAAAAGGCGGCAAGAAAATACCGATGCTGACCTTTTGGGTAATTGGTGGCAAGAGATTGATGTGGACATAAAAAAAGCAGAAGTTCGCCAAGTTTCATACCAAATGGCTGAAAAAATCATAAAAGATTACGAATGGCTTGGTTGTATGCCAGCGGTGGTTTGGTATTGTTATGGCATTTTTTTTGAAAACTTCTGCGCTGGAGTTGTTTGCTATGGGCCTGAGTATTCTGAAAATCTTGGAAAAATTACGCGAGAAAAAGGTTTGGCTGGCGCAGATTGGAGCAAATATGGATTTGAGGGGAAAATGATTTTGTTAAGCCGAGGGGCTTGTGTGCATTGGGCGCACCCACATAGCGCCAGTAAATTAATACGTCAAAGTATGAAAATGCTGCCTAAAAAATATGAAGTTGTTACATCAACTATTGATGAGGCAGCGGGTGAATTTGGAACAATTTATCAGGCTTGCGGGTTTCACTATGTTGGCTCAATGCGTGATGGAAACCCAAATGTCAAAAGTCGAAAGTTAGATCGTGATGGTTGGTTGATTAACGGCAAAATTTGGACATCAAGAAGCATAAGGGCTGTTTGTGGAAATACTCAATTTGAAAACATTCAAAAACATTTTCCAACAGTTCAAAAAGTTAAACAGCACAGCAAAGGTCGATATTTTGTTTTTAGAGGCAACAAAAACACCCAAAAAACACATTTACAAGCAATTAGCCATTTACTAAAACCTTACCCCAAAAGAAATTTGGAGTTAGTATGAATGACCGAATTGAAGCAAACCAGCTCCTTGACCAACATAAAGAAACCCACCAACTTAGCTATGCTGACACCACAGCAGCGCTTAGAGCTACTGGAGACCTTAAGGACGATGGAAGCGCGGGAGTGGGTGCAGAGATACCGCAAGAAAGTGAAAGACCTTGGGAAAATCAAAGCATCGGCATGGTGGTCACAGGTTTACTTAGACATAGAAAAACGCCGTGGATTAGCGGCCGCCGTTGATCTAAGAAAGCGAATGAATGAGACACGCTAAAAGGGTGGACGCAAATCAAGATCAAATCGTGGTTGCCTTGCGAGCTGCTGGCGCTAATGTTTGGATCATTAGCTTGCCAGTTGATCTTTTGGTTGGTTACAAAGGTCATACGTTCTTGGTGGAGATCAAAACAGACGCTAGGAAGCGTCTAACAGCCCTACAGCAAGACTTTTTTGAAAGTTGGGGTGGAAGTACCTTGGCAAGGATTGACAGCCCTGACGCGGCTCTACGCATGATTGGAGTATTAAAGTGAAACCCGAAGAAGCGGCACAAACCATCCGAGACAAAGCGCCAGCTTACGGCGAGGCTAAAGCCCAAAGGGTTTACCTTGAGGAATTTCGCAAAAGCCAAAAAGCCTTGTTAATGAAAGATGCCTTGGAAATGGGTTTTGAAGCGGCAAATGCACAGGAACGAGAGGCATACGCAGACCCTATCTATGCCAAGCTGTTAAGGGGATTGGCTGCGGCAGTTGAAAAAGAAGAAACGCTAAAGTGGGAGATTGAGGCGGCTAGGCTGGATATAGAGATTTGGCGCACACGCGAGGCCACCAACCGAATGCAAGATAAGGCGCACCAATGAGCTTTAAAAAACATCAATACATAAGAAGCAAAAAACTGTTAAAGCTGGTGGCAGGGCTTGATTGCCAAGCCTGCGGGTCAGGCAATATGGTGCAGGCAGCGCACACAAACTGGGGCGGCGGCAAGGGTCGAGGGGTCAAAGCTGATGACAACTTGGTGGCGGCTTTGTGCCTTAAATGCCATTACGAGATTGATCAGGGTAAAGAGTTAAGCAAAGAGGAACGGCAAGAAAAATGGCATCATGCCCACATAGCCACGGTTGCAAAACTTTTTAATCAAGGCGCTTGGCCTATTGACGTGCCAATTCCAGCGTTTACAATTGATGTGCAGTTGTCTCATTCGCAGGGGCATTGACCCCTGCTTTTTTTAGGGTAAACATGAAAAAAGACGTTGCCGATTTTATTTCCACGTTGTTTCACAGTTCAACCGTCACGCATTTCATGCACTTGGCGACTGATTCTTATGCGGTCCACAAGGCTTTGGGTAAGTATTACCCTGAGATTCTTGAGCTGGCTGACACTTACGCCGAGGCTTATGCGGGGTGTTACGAAAAGATCAAGGATTTTCCTGAGAACTTTCACAATGCCAAAGACCCGCAAAAGTACCTTGCCAGCATGAAAGATTATGTTTACAAAAACCGCGATGCTTTGCCGGATGACACCCAATTGCAAAACATTGTGGATGAGATTGCCGCGCTGATTGACTCAACCATATACAGGCTAACGCTGAAATGATCAGGATATTCGCTGGTTATGACCCAAGGGAGGCTGTTGGCTACCATGTGTTCTGCCAAAGCCTGATTGAGCGCACCAGCGAGCCGGTCGCCATAACGCCGTTATACGGTACACAGCGGGATGGCACAAACGCATTTACCTACCAGCGGTTTCTAGTTCCATACTTCACCAAGTTCACTGGCAGAGCGATATTTATGGATGCCAGCGATATGCTGATGCTTGCTAACATAGACAACCTTAACAAGCTATTTGACCCGACCAAGGCGGTGCAAGTGGTCAAGCACGAGTATCAGACCAAGCACCCAAAGAAATATATCGGTACACCCATGGAATCGGCGAATCGGGATTATCCCCGAAAGAACTGGTCAAGTTTAATACTTTGGAATTGCGATCATCCAAGAAACAGGGTTTTAACGCCTGAGTTTGTAGATGACCACAGCGGCTCAGAGCTTCACCGATTCGGTTGGTTGCCTGATTCACTTATCGGCGAGCTACCGAAAGAATGGAACGTACTAATTGGCGAGCAAGAAAACAAGAATGCCAAAATTGCCCATTACACGCTAGGCATCCCTGAGTTTGACCATTACCAAAACTGTGACTTCAGCAAGCAATGGTTTAATACCAAGAGCCGTATGATGAATGGCCTGATTAAAATGCGGGAGACAGTTGATGGCTGATTACACATTATTAGCAGAAGCTCTCACTCAAAATC